CATTCCCAGAAAAACATAGATGCAATTGAGGCTAGTCTAAAAAGATTTGGACAACAAAAGCCGATTATTTTAGATGCCAATCATACCATTAGAGCTGGCAACGGTACTTACCAAGCTGCAAAGAATTTAGGCTGGTTAAAGATTGATGCTAAGGTTTCAGACTTAGAACCCACAGAAATGACGGCTTACGCTATAGCTGATAATAGAACGGCTGAACTAGCAGAGTGGGATGAGGAAGCTTTAGCTGAGCAACTTAGAAGCTTGGGTGATGAGTTAAGTAATATAGCTTATGAAGATTTTGAGTTTCCAGATGATCCAACTGAACCTGATGAAAAAGATGACGAAGTACCTGAGACTGATGATAATGAATTCAGTGTTAAGATGGGTGATGTTTGGTTGTTGGGTGATCATCGTCTAATGTGCGGTGATAGTACGGATAAGGAATGTGTTGATAAACTTATGGATGGTCATAAAGCTGACATGGTTTTCACTGATCCTCCATATGGGATTAATGAAGCTTGTGATCGAACTGAATATGTGAAGACTTTTAAAAAACAAGGCGTGGCTAAAAAAGGCAAATATAAACAAATAGCAGGTGATCAATCAACTGAAACCGCAGTTAAAGCTATTGAGATATCGAGATCATTAAACGCAGATTGTAATATATTTTGGGGCGGAAACTATTATCCATTAGAACCTTCGTCTTGCTGGATAGTCTGGGATAAAAGAGTTGAGGATAATCAGTCAGATTTAAATAGTGATTGCGAACTTGCTTACGTTGATCATAAGCATAAAGCTAGCGTAAGAATTTTTAGACACCTTTGGAAGGGTATGATTAAAGCAAGTGAAAGAACTGAAAAAAGGGTTCATCCAACGCAGAAACCAATAGCTCTAGCTGAATGGTGTTTTGAAAAATACGGAAAGCCTAAAACTGTCCTTGATCTATTTCTTGGTTCTGGTTCAACGCTCATAGCTTGTGAGAAAACCAAACGTAAATGTTTTGGCATGGAATTAGATCCTCACTATTGTTCTGTTATAATTAAAAGGTGGCAAGAGTTCACTGGTAAGGAGGCTAAGCTTGAAGGATAAACCCCAAGGGTATGTTTTTGGTAGACCAACCAAGTATGATCCCAAATATTGCGACATGTTAATTAAACATCAATCCCAAGGTCTTTCGTTTAAATCGTTCTCAGCCGTCATAGGAATTTCTCGTTCTACACTGTATAAATGGGCTGAAGATAACAAAGACTTCTCGGACACTAAAGACGCGGCTGCAGCCTGTGGCCTACTATTTTGGGAAAAGTTAGGTGTTGGCGGTGTAGCTGGCAAGATCAAAAACTTTAACGCCTCTACTTGGATTTACAACATGAAGTGTAGACATCCTGAAGATTGGATAGAGAAGACTAGAGAGGATGCTTCGAATACGATACATACTGTTAAGATTCAATTACCAGGTGAGAAGGCAGAGCAAATAGTATCGATGGAGCCTAAGAAAGAGGGAGAAGAAGATGAGTGATTATAGTTGTGAATTATGTGGCGTTGTTGAGCTAGTAGAAGACCTTAAAAGGATGTAATAGTAAGATGTAATATTGCGGGATATTATGTAGATAAATAGTGGATTGGATTAACACATGGCAAACCCTTATATAATTGCAGAGATAGGTAGTAATTGGTGCAAGTATCGATCGGACAAGCAGAACCTAGCTTGTACTAAGAAACAAATACATCAGGCTAAACATTATGGAGCTAGTGCGGTTAAGTTCCAGTTGTTTACAGCAAAAGAGATGCTTGGCAGAGATAAACCTGAGTTAGATAAATACGCTTTAGATCCTTTATGGCTTAAGAGGTTGTCAGAGTTCTGTGCATTGGTTGGTATAGATTTCCTCTGTACTGCTTTCTCTGTAGATGGTTATAAGAAGGTAGATAAATACGTAAAGATGCATAAGGTTGCTAGCCCTGAAGCAACAGCTCATGACATTACCGAATGGTGCTTTGCTCAAGATAAGCCAGTTATGTATAGCGACGGGTGTTCTGATCTAAGTAATCTTAAACCCCAAGATATAAAACTAAATTGTGTATCTGATTATCCTGCTAAGCCAGAAGATTATATTTTAACCCCTTTTGCTTTTCGTGATTGGGGAGTATCAGATCATACTCTAGGTAATACAATTGCAGTTATAGCTAGAAGAATGGGAGCTACTCACTTTGAGAAGCATGTAGATTTCCTAAAGGGTTTTGGAGAAGACACACCAGATACACCTGTGTCTTGTAGTGGCGAAGCTTTTGGTGAGTATGTAACCGCACTGAATAACATAGAAGATAAGCGGGAAGTTCATGCTGGTTTATATGCTAGGCGTAAGACTGAGACGGGATACTTTAGACCTTGATCTTTGAACTCCATAATTTTCAAGAGAAAGCTTTTACATCTGATAAGAGGGTAATAGTAATTGCCGCTGGTATTCAGTCGGGCAAGACTACAACTGGAGCTTTATGGATTGGTCATAAGGCAGCTCAATGCAAGCCAGATTCTAACTTAATTATCTGTGCTCCAACTTACAAGATACTTCAGCAAGCAACCCTTCCTAAATTCTTAGAAGTTTACAAACACTTTGGTAAATATCAAAAGGTTGATTCTGTCTTTAAGTTTCATAATGGTGTTACTGCTTATATCCGTTCTCTTACAGATCCAAATTCATTGGAAGGTATAACAAACGTTGAAGCTATTTGGTTAGATGAGGGTGGATTAATATCTAGGTTTGCTTGGGAGAATGTTGAGGGTAGATCTGCGTTTAAGCAGGCGCCTATAATGATATCGACTACACCTTATGCTCTCAACTGGATGTTTAGTATGTGGGAGCAGTGGAAGAAAGGCTTGAGAGATGAGGTTGAGTTTATTCAGTTTACCTCTAAAGATAATCCACATTTTCCTGATGCTGAATTTGAGAGACAAAGAAGATTACTAGATTCCAGAAGATTCCAAATGAAGTTCATGGGACAGTTTGGAAAGATGGATGGTTTAGTTTATGAGACTGTCAATAGTTGCAAGTCCCACCAACTACCAGCTGGCACTAGATATTATGCTGGGATTGACTGGGGATATACTAACCCGACTGCAATAAGTATTCGTGCAATTACTCTTGATGGTATTCATTATCGGGTGGCAGAATTCTATAAGTCTGGGTTAATGATTGAGGAAATCATTGGTATTTGTGCTCAGAGAAAACAGCTTTATAACATTGAATTGTTTATTGCAGATCCATCTTCTCCAGCAAACATTGAGGCTATGAATAGGGCAGGTCTTAATTGTATCAAGGCAAATAATGATGTTCGTGCTGGGATAGATACTCAGAGCAGATTATTTAAAGAGGAGAAATTCTTTATCTTTGAAGATGATAACCCGTTGGGAATGGATGAGTATTCTACTTATCATTATCCAGAACCTAAAGAGTATTCTATAGACCAAGATGTTAAAGAGCCTGAGCCAGTTAAGGCACATGACCATGGTTGTGATGCTGATAGATATGTAACTATGTACTTAGATAAAGCTCAACCAACTATGCGAGCAATGGATGCTGGTAAGGGCGCGACTATGCCAGAAGATATGGTTAAGCGAAAAGAATGGCTAATGCGTGGTGGTTCTTCCAGGTATGGAGGTCAATAAAACCAATTTGCATGGAACCTTTAGTTCATATATGATATAGACAAACGCAAACCACCGAGATAACCCACCGAAATAATCAATACAAAACATCGAATATAATATGGATATGGATTTACCTGTATACGAATTTTTCTGCAAGAAATGCAATGCGATTGATGAAGTTATTAGACCAATTGCAAGATCATCAGACCAATATAAATGCCCAGAATGTAACTCAGTTACACAAAGAAAGTACTCGGTGCCTCAAGTTGTTACTAAAGGAGAGCAGATATCTTATATGCATCCAGCTTTCGGAACGGTAATGACAGATAGTCAGGCACAGAAAGAAGCTAAAAGAAGGGGTTGGGTTGAGGTTGGTAATGAAGATGTTAATAAATATACACCACCACCTAAAAAGCAATCTTATGATGAAGCTGATTATTTCTTATAAAAGGTAGATATGCCACAAAAAGACGGAACAGGTCGAATAGATCCAAATCAATCAGCACCTAAAGAAGGTAAAGCTGATATAGGGCAGCAGTCTAACAAAGAGCGTGAAACCATCCAGATGGTTGAGAAGCTTTTCGCTAGATATAAGCGTGCTCGAATGAACTTTGATAAGAACTGGGTTGAGAATTATCAGTTCTTATGGGGTAAGCAATGGAAAGAATCCAGAGCTTCTTATCGCCATGACGAAGTTCTAAACTTCACTCATGCAGCAGTTCAAACTATTATCCCGATCATGACAGACTCAAGACCAAACATTGAGACTGTTCCAGAGAATCCTGCTGACTTTGAGTTCTCTCAAATCATGACACAGCTTTTAACTTCTAAGTGGGATCGAGATGTATTCTCACAGATAGTAGCTGAAGCAATAGTTGATGCGTGTACTTATGGAACTGCGATTAGTGGTCAGCCTTGGAATAACGATCTGATGGAGGGTTTAGGTGATTACGAGTTTCACACTGTTGATCCTCTTTACTGTTATCCTGATCCTAGATCTAGAGATATAAACGACAACTTCGGACAGGGATTTATAACAGCTATTCCAACTGATTTAGCTGAAGTTAAGAAAGACTACCCTGATCTTGCACATCTTATTAAGCCTGACTTATCTGATATCGATATAGCCAAAACAGCTAAGGCTGACATGGATGATTATCGAGTTAGATCAGCAACTGATAATGCGACATTAGTTCAAGGTGAGAGAGTTCAAGATTCAGAGCATGCAGAGCAAGTACTTTTAATTACGGCTTGGCTTACTGATGATTCTCTTACTGAAGAGAAACTGATGGAAGAAGATAAGCAGGGTAAGAAGAAGGTTAAGGGATTTCAAACTAAGAAGAAATACCCGAACGGTAGAAAGATAGTAATAGCTAATAAGGTATTACTTGAGGATGAAGAAAATCCTTACATAGATGGTAAAGCTCCATTTGCTAAGTTGGTTGATTACATAAAGCCAAGAGAATTCTGGGGTGATGGAGAAGTTGAGCAACTCAAAGGTCCGAATCAGATACTAAATAAGATTTGGTCTTACATGATGGACATTCTATCGCTCATGGGTAATCCGGTTTGGAAGAATCCAACTGGTAGTGGTGTATTTAGTGAGTCGATCGTTAATAAGCCAGGTTTAATTATAGATTATAATGATGGGTTTGAGCCTAGAAGAGAAATGGGCGCAGACATACAGCAATCTATGTTCCAAGCTTTTGATCGAATGAGAGATGTGTTCGATAAGTTGTCTGGAATTAATGACGTTACTCAAGGTGTTATGCCAAGTAACGCATCAGGTATTGCAATTGATCAACTTCAAGAGGCTGCTCAAACTAGAATAAGACTTAAGAGTAGAAATGTTGAGGCTTGGTTAACTCAGGTAGGTCAGCAATTCGGATCTAGAATATTACAGTTCTATTCAGTTCCTAGAATTATACGTATTACAGAGAATGATAATGCAGAGCAATACTTCAAGATAGCGATTGATGAAACGCTAGATGAAGCTGGAGAAACTCAAAGAGTTGCAACGGTTCAGACGTTTGAGAAAGTTGCTGATGAAGAAGGCAATGAGCAAATGCTTCCTGGAGAGCCAAAGCAATATGAGATAAAGGGCAACCTTGATATTAGATTCACAGTTGGAACTACTCTACCTTTCCGTAAGGCACAAAGAAAAGCTGAAGCGAAAGAGTTGTTTCAATTAGGAATATACGATGCTGAAGATTTACTCAAGGATATGGAGCATCCAAGAAAAGAACAAGTCCTTGAGAAGTTTAACCAACGCCAACAAGCTGCTGCTGAAGCTGAAGCTGCTGCTGCCCAACAAGAGGCAGAATTAAAGGGGGCTGAAATTCAAGCAAAATCTGGGGGTAACCTGCAACAAGTCCAATAGGACCAATGGGGCAGTTTTAACTATAGAAGGTATTTATGTCAGAGACAGTTGAGAGTGTTGAAGCAATGATTTCAGAAGTAACCGGTCCTGAAGCTCCTATGGAGTCAGCTCAGGAAGGTGGCATTACGGAATCACCTCAACGGGAAGCAACAGAAGAGCAAACCCCATCTGAAGGTGAGAGTGAAGGAGCCCGAGTACTAAAGTATAAAGGCAAAGAGCTTTCGTTAGATGATGATAAGTACCGAGATTATGCTCAGAAGGGTTATGGCTATGAGCAGAAAATGCACCAAGCAAAAGTAGATGCGAAGCTTAAAGAGATTGAGTGGGAGAAGAAAGATCAGACGTACAAAGAGCTAGAGGAGATCAATAATTTTGCTAAACAAAACCCAGAGTTTGAGCAACTCATTCAAAGAGAATGGGCTAAAGTTCAGTCAGGGCAGCAGATCGAAGTTAGTCCTCAAGACAGAGTGCAGTTGTTAGAATCTAGACTCAACCAGGTTATGGACACATTGAATTCTCAAAAGGAAGCAGCCGAAAATAGGCGAGTAGCTGAAATGGAAGCAACCCAAGAGGGATCAATAACTAAATACAAAGAATCTAATCCAGACTTTAACTGGACTGAAAAAGACGAACATGGTTCAACTCTAGAGGATAGAATTGGTACTGCAATGCTGGATAATAAAGTTAATAACTTCCAGATCATGGCAGATTCGTTTCTTCTTAAAGAGCACATGAATCGTAAATCTTTTGAAGGCAAAGAGTCGGTAGCTAAAGGTATTCAGAAAAATAACAAACTTGGACTTGGTAAAGTTACGGAGAAATCGCAGTTAGGTGTAAAAAAAGCGGACGACATTTCTAACAAATCCTATGACCAGCTGATCAAAGAATCTTTGACAGAATTAGGCATAGACTATTAAGGGAGTAAAAAATGGCTTTAACATACGATCAGATTACTGCCATCACTGAGAAAAAGTTTATCCCAAAGCTTGTAGATAATATTTTCAATGCAAACGTTTTGTTGAAAAGATTAAAAGCTAAGGAAAAGCCTCAATCAGGTGGTGACAAAGTATTAGTTCCTTTGAATTATGCAAAAACAGCGGCTTCTGGCTGGTACCAAGGTAGTGAAACACTATCTACTACTGATGCTGAAGAGATCACTAGTGCTGAATTCGAATGGAAGCAGTTATATGCAAATATTTCTGTTACTAGACGTGATGAATTAAGAAACATGGGCGATGCTCAGATCATCAACTTTGTTAAGTCTAAAGTTGAGATTGCAGAGAAGACTATCAGAGACAAGCTCTCTACTAGTATCTACAATGCAGGAACTGATTCTAAGCAGATCCAAGGTTTAAGATTACTTTTGAGTACTTCCAACACATACGGTGGAATTTCTCAGAGTTCTTACTCTTGGTGGGCAGCTCAGGTTGATGCAGCTACAACTACTTTGACTTTGTCTGCTATGCAAGCAATGTACGGAGATTGTGGTGAAGGTTCTGACTATCCTGATTTAATCATCGGTGATCAGAACATGTTCGACAGATATCACGCTCTATTAACTCCACAGCAACGTTTTGCATCTGAAGACGAAGCTAGAGGCGGATTTAAGTCTCTATTATTCAACGGCGCACCTGTTGTTGTTGATGCTTCAGCTCCATCTGGAAACATGATGTTTTTAAACATGGCTTACTTAGATCTTTATCCTCACAAGGATGAGAACTTCAGACTAGAGCCATTTGTTAAGCCGATTAACCAAAACGTCAAAGTGGCTAAAGTTTTCTGGATGGGAGTTATGGCAGCTTCTAACGCTAGAAGATTTGGTGTCCTTAACGCAATCACAGCATAAAGAAAGGTGTAAAACATGGCTATTTACGGTAACGAACCAGTTAATTTTCAAGGTGTCTCTATGATTACCGCTTCTTTGGGTGCAAATGATCCAGAAGTTGGTGCTAGAACAATTGATAATGGCAACGAGTATGTATTTGTTTATAACGTTGGTAGCTCAACAGCTAACATCGGTCACGCTTGTGTAGTAAGTGCGGTTTCTGGTTATTCAGTAACTGTTTCTTCTGTTACAAACACGGACTTCGCTGTTGGAGTAGTTAAGCATTCTGGACTAGCAACTGGTGATTATGGTTGGTTGTTAACTCGAGGCTTTACTGAAGTTGAGATGAGTCCTAGTAACTCTGCAGCAGTTGCTCAGATGTTAGTTCTCGGACCAGATGGTGGTTTTGCTCAGGCATCAAATTCAACTGGTGTCTTTTCTCCAAGTATTGGAAAAGCAATGGAAGCAATGGCTTCTGGTGCATCAGGAACAGCTTACGTAAGTATTTACTAAGTTTCTTTGGGGTGTACTATTTGGCGTCGTATATCGGTTAGGAAACCGAGCCCCTTTTATCACTAACTTAACTAGGATTGTTTATGAGAAAAAGTGTCGAAATGGATTTAGAGTATTTAAATATACTTGAGCAACCACCACAAACCCCACAACAGTTACATAATTCAGCCGCTCAAAATGACAACCCAACAGTGGAAGCATGGAGAGATATTTGGATTAAAAACATGAAGACAAACCATAAAGAAAGTGGTCCTTTCTGTGATAATCCAATAGGTAAGATGTTTGCAGAATTCCACTTAAAGCCCTGTATTATAGTTGGGTCTGGTCCTTCTCTGGCGAACAATATTAAAGATTTAAAGAACAAAGGAGACATACCCCTTATTAGTTGTCTTCATAATTTTCACTATCTGGTGGATAATGGAGTTGGAGTTAATTACTTCGTCACACTAGATGCTGGTCCGATAACTATTGAAGAGATATCTGAAGGTGGGGAACATCCTCATGAGTACTATGTTGAAGCAACTAAAGATTATACTTTATGTGCTTTTGTTGGTACTGATCCAGGTCTCATCAAACAGTGGAAGGGCAAAATACTCTGGTACAATTGCGCTATCCCAGATCAAAAATGTAAAGAAGAATACGAAAAAACAGAAGTCTTCCACAACTTTGTTTCCAACGGAGGCAATGTTTTAGGAGCTTGTTTATATATAGCGAAAGCATACTGCGGCGCTAATCCAATTTGTTATGTCGGTGCTGATTTCGCCTTTGGTTATAAGAAAAACTTTCATCCGTGGAAGTCTAAATATGATGGCAAGCTAGGGAGTTTTTTAAGAACTATCGATTGCTGGGGCAACAAGGTGTATACTTGGGCAAGCTACTTAGGTTTTAAAAAGTGGCATGATTCGATCTCTATGAGAGTACCTGGGGATTGGATAAATTGCTCTGAAGGTGGAACTTATGGAGTTTATCCAGAGGGATTACTTTCAACAATTAAACATAAACCTTTGAAGAGTTTCATAGATGGATATAGGCTTTATGAACAAATGCAATTTCAAGCTGAACATCCAAGCAATGCTTTAGAAAACAGCGGAATACCGGGAATGGTCCCACAACCTAAAATATTCTTTTAATAGGGGTCTTTAATGGCTTATACATCAAGTTTTTTAGTTAAGAATCAAGGCGTAGGACAACATTTTCAGCATCACATTAAAGTAACAGCAGATGCTTATTCTGGAACAGTTGATACTGGATTTGGGTATGTAGATTTCATCCAACATTCTTTACAATCTGGAACTACTTCGTTGGGAACTAGAGTCTTTGCTAACTTAACTGGTGGCAAGGTCGCTTCTAACGGAACTGTTCTTATATCTGGAGCAGCTAATGGTGATGTTTTGTATCTAACAGTAATTGGACACTAATAAGGAATTGATATGGGACCATTTCAAAGATGGGAAGCTCAAACAGCATCCGGTGCTACTTCCAGTTCTTATATAGACTTAGGTAATCGGTTTTGTAATCAGATGGCAGTTAGGTATGTAACTATGTCAACTGGTGCTGATGTAACTGTATTAGGTGCTGATGCTATGACAGCTGAGTCAGCTGCTACTGCTACATTTTATCCAATTCAGGTTAAGGATGTTAATACAGCTTCATCTGGATACTATGATTTAATTTTAGCTTCTGGTATTTCTGGAGGATGGGGTCAATTCCCTGGAGTTCCATTTAAATATATCAAGTTTTTAACCAGTGCGGTTGTATCTGGTGGAGTTTCTTTCACAGTTGTGGGAAACGATTAATCTTTAATTCAGCAATGGCTTAAGTGCTAACTGAGGAGAAAAACATGCAAGTAAAAGTAAGAAATTTAGACAGTCGTGATTATGTAGAAGCTTTTAGAGATGAAGAGATCACGATTCCGGCAGGTGGTTATATTGAGATGGGTAGCGCAGAAGCTAATTCATTTCTAAGTCAGATAACCGGTCTTAATCAAGATGGATCTGGAAGATGTATTAAGCCTAAGAACTTAGTTATAGAAGAAGATCCAGAGCAACATGCAGCTAGAAGAGATCAGCCATATAGGTTTACATCACCTGATGGCAAAGAGTTCAGAACTCAAAGAGGCTACGATTTACATGTTGAAGCTTTAGAAAAAGAAGTGAAAGAGGAAGATAATGCAAAACCAATACGACGAAAACGGGTGCTTAATACCACCGGCGCAGAAGCAGGAACCAGCTAATCTTCAGCTTGTTGGTAAGTGGAACGCAGTTCTAACTCGCGGAACTCAAGTAGTTGAAGAAAGAGATGGATACAATGTAATTTGTACGTCTGGAATTCATCACCTTGCTGATTATCTTTATTCAGCAGCATTATCTGCCACAAGAAACCCTTTCTACTTCATAGCAATTGGGTCTGATTCAACATCTGAAGCAGCGGCTAACACTGCTTTAGGAACTGAGTTATCAAGGCATACTGGAACGGTAACGGCTTTTACATCTGTTTATCAGGTAACAGCTACCTTTGCTTCTGGTTCTGGAACTGGAAATGTATACGAATACGGGCTTTTCACTGCTAATTCAGGTGGTAAAATGTTGAGTAGAGATACAGAAGGTTTAATTACCAAGGGTGCTAATGACACTTTGACGGTTACGGCTCAGATAACATTAACTTAGGTTGAAATGGCTGACTTTACTCAAACAGTAACTAACAGTTTAAACCTCTTAGGTGTTTCAGAGGGTAACCGATGGAATGATTTCCTTTGGGGTGATGATTGGGGTGTTGATCAAGATGTTTGGACTGGTGTTAACAAAGCTATACAAAACGATCTCGATTTAACAGACCAGTACAATAAAGATATGAGTATTAGTATTCTTAATTCACTTGGTCTAACAGGATCGATTGCATCTATTTATAGAGAGTTAGGAATCTGGGATTATATCTTTACTAAGCCAACTAATGAAGGTTTAGAAGCTGTTTATGATGAGTCAACAAAAGTTGCAGATAATGATACTACTTGGGCCGCTGTTTCAGACGGTTCAACACCTTGGACAGGGGTTTAAATGTTACCAAGTGAAATAGAAACAGCAGCTCGAAGAATGTTAAATGCAGTTGGTTCAACGTTTTGGAGTTCAGAGGAAATTATAGGTGACTACCTTTATATGTCAGCTCTGGAACTAGCCGATGAGACTTATTGTATAGAAAACAGATACACAACTGTATCGGTTGCTAGTCAGCAGGAATATTCAACACCTTCGAGAATGCTTGCGGTTAAAAGAGTTGAGTATGATGGAAATAAACTTAGACCTATAAGTTTTCAGCAATTAGATTCCATTGATTTAAATACAGACACAACAGTTACTGGGACACCTCAGTATTATTATAATTTTGATGATTCTTTTGGTTTATTCCCTGTTCCAACTGAGGCAGGTAAAACAATAAAGATATATTCATATGACCAGCCTAGTGTTCCAACTTCTGTTAGTACATTAGAGATTCCGAGTAGATTCCATGGTTATTTAGTAATTGGCACAGCTTATTACATGAGTTTAAAAGAATTAGGCCATCCACATGTTCAGAGGTTTGAATATATGTGGAATCATCCGGCTAATCGAAGTAACTGTATTATGAAAACTAGAAGATCTATTAGAATGAAGAGTAAAGATAACTTCTCAACAGTACTTAGAGAAGAAGATCAACCATCAACTCACTTAGGGAT